ATTATTGTTAACCACAACACAAAAGAGAGCCAATTTATAAAGCTCTCTTTTTTTATTTAGTTAGTCTGGGTTTGTCACCGCATGAATAAAACATGTTATTTAACACTTATTCTTCTTCAAATAGATAGTAGAATCTTGATCTAAGTATTTTGGATATACCTGCAACGCTGTCAGGGGCATCGTCGTGCTTAACTGCACCAGTCTTTAGATACCCTGTTAATTCCTTCATAAACTTACCATACTCAGATAGCGGCTCGAACTCTTCTTTAAACACAAAGTTCTCCATTATAAAACCAGATTGCGCCCATATACGCTCTGTTTTCTTTGTGCTATTTCTTATTCCAACCACTGATATATTAAGCCTTTTTCTTAGGTTATTAACAAATAAAGTCCCTTCCTTATTATTCTCAACAAATAAATAATCAATATTCAATTCTTTACACTTAGCCACTATCTGGTCTTCAGTTACCGTTAGGTTTTCTTTAGTAAAGATTACATCTATTAAATACGATTTCTTATTTATCACCTTAACCACTGGCATTGACAAGCTATCGTCACCGCTATCTGCCGTATCTATATACGCGAATATCGGACAATCTTCTATTCCTTTATTTAGTTCTTTGAATCTCTTTATTTCTGTTGATGGAAACATTAAACCATCTAATGGTTGAGGGTTCTGCATGTATTGAGTTTGAAATACATGTGATGTTTTTGGGTTTTTCTCTAACTTCTTAATTTCATCAAGAGGCATCTTCCATGGCCACAAACTATCACCCTTATATATTATTGGATAAATTAATGTTTTAGCCTTTTCATTGCCTTCAAATAACTCATTAAAATAAGCAGTAGCGTCTTCAGTTCCCGCCCTTTGCTGTATGTTTATGATCGGAGTGTCAGCACTGTTTTTTCTGCTTAAAATCGTGTTACCTATAACTCTTAATACTTTTGTATTATTAGCGTTTAGGCTCTCTGAATCGTCTGTCTTATTTATATCATCCAACACTATACACCCCTCAAATTCCCTTATGTAATCTTCAAGTTCATTAGTGTGGTCTATCATTTGACCTGCGCCGAATCCGGTTATCTGTCCGAATATAGTCGCTGTTTTTAATCCTCCTCCCTGCGTAGTTCTCCATAAATTCTTACCCTTCTGGTCTTGTTTCATTTCAACACCATACATCTTTTTAAAAACAGGATGTGATACTATATCCCTAATACGTATTGAAGTTTCAGACCTCAATTCATCAGATGCTGTTATGTATAGATAATTACCACATGGATTCATGCCTATCCCCCTAGCTATGAAATTAACTGCTGCCAATTCAGTTTTTGAGAATCTAGGAGGTATATTAATTCCAAGGAATGTAAGTACATATTTTTGAACATCATCTAAAGAAGCGCATATGTCGTCATGATGCCAGTTGGTAATGAATTTAGAGCCTCTAAGTAATCTAAACCAAAACCTTGTAAAAAACAAAAGCGATTGATCGCATTTAACACGCGCAACCGCTATCTCTTCGTCAGTTAGATTATCAAAGTCCATTATTTACACCTCATCATCTATCTTATCTGATATCGCCTTAGCTGCTTCTGCTGATAGGCGAACAGTTTTCATTGATCCATCAGAGCTTTTATTGTCAACTGTTCTCTCGTCTCTCCACCCCATATTTTTTAATGCAAATATAGAGCCTGTGGGACTCTTTTCCAATAAGCTCTCTTCATATCCATTTTCTATAACAAGCAATGCCCGTTTTAATATGTAAGAAAACTTATCTTTTTCTATGTTATCATAAATACTTTGCCTAGAACTGTATCCTAAATACAATGCCAATCCTGTTACAGTTGGATTATTCTTTTTTATAATATTATTTTCTGAATCACATTCAGGTATTCTTGTGTCAAAATATTCAGATATTTTACCCTCTAACTCTTCTGCACTATTAAATACAGGGGGTCTGCCACCATTGTTACCAAGCGCAAATTTATTACCTTTATTATATCCCATATTATACATAAATAAAATCAGTATTGTTTTGATAATTACCTTTAAGTATGGAAGTGAAATGGTCATATTTTATATTTAATTTTCTTGACTTATGAGCCTCTTTAGCATTTTTATAAAAAATACCATTTCTATTATCAAGAACCATCTTATCGCAACCATTATCATTCTTTCCTAATACATTTCTTCTATGTAATTGATTTTCTTTAGGAGTACACCACTCTAAATTATTAATATTATTATTCCCCTTATTCCCATCAATATGATTGACCTCATATTTTTTCATGTTTTCTATAGGCATAAATGATTCCATCATCCACCTATGAATACCTTTCTTAGTAGTCTTATATTTTTCTGTTATGCCAAATTGAATATATCCTTGTTTATTTTTAGATGGATTCCTATATGAATAATTACCATTTCTTTTAATGAATCTAATCCCACCTAAAGTACTTATTTCATATCTATTAAAATACTTAATTTTAACCCATTCCTCAGCCGCTCTATTACCATGTTTAAATCTTGTTTCCTCTCCATTCATAATAGTAAGTTTTTCTTACTGTAAATATTTTTTATTTACTAAAAATTGCCGTCTTTCCGAGCTGTCATGCATTTACTATTTGCGCTAAATAGTCAATCACTTAATACAGAAGCTTTGTTGGCATTCAGGATTCGAACCTTGTCTTGAAGAATAAATGCTCCCGTGCTTTACCAATCACACTCAATGCCAAATTTAATATACAAATATACGAAAAATAAATAAAAAAGGCCACCCTGAGAGAGTGACCTAAACAAAACGATATGAAAAACCCTATGCGAATCAGAATGTACAAATATAATGAATTAATCTTTTATTCCTAATTCTTTCTTACACCTTTCAAATGTTTCATCGTCTATTTTGGGAATTGGATAGCATCTATCCTCATATTCCTGAATAGCGTCTAATAAATCACCAATTTTATTATTACAATCAATACTATCAAATATTACTTCAACTTCCTTTAGAGCTTTAAGATATTCTTTCTCTGTATTTATTTTCATAATAAAGAATTTTAAATTTATTTACTTAGAATTAAGGCATTTGATCCTATTTTTATTATTGCTATACCTTTATTTCTAATGGCATTAAGCACTTCTCTACCACTAGCTCTATTAGAAAATATTTTTCTTCCTATCTTACTTTGAACTGCTTTCATATATTTATTTAAAAAGTAGATAAAAATATTATAGCAATAAAAAAGCCCCTTACGACGTTGGGGCGGGCCGTTCAACTATGCTGCTACTTTAGCCTCACTATTGAAAAGATTTATTACTTTGCCTTTTAAAGCTATTTTGATTCTCTTACCTCCTAATATTCCTTACTGTCAATTCCATTCATCCCCTTATATTTTGCCTGGCGATCATTAATCAATCCAGGCTACCTTTTAATTGGTATCGTGTGGAGATGCGGGGTATCGAACCCCGGTCCAGATAAAGTCTTCAAAGATCGTCTTAGAACCTGATTACAAATATACTGCTTTACTTATTTAGAAGCAAACTAAAAAAAGACTAATGAAATCTTACAATTTGCCTACTCTTTACGGATAATTCTAATCCTTTTTTAAATTGAATAATCATATCCTTAAAATCATAATCCATTGGCAAATCCTTATTAAAGTTATCTAATATAGATTGCAGGCCTTTAATTATTCTCCTACTCTCTTTTACTGTCAGCCTACCATCACAATCAGAATGATTAATAAGTGGCATTATATCATGGTCTAATGATTCAGATGATTTGCCATTTCCTCCATAATCAGAAAACATGTCTATATCTATATTTATTTGCAAACATAATGATCTTCTAAATCTCATAAATTTTGAATATGGCCCATGCCAGCAATCGTGCGTTATATCTAATCCCATCTCTTTATAATTTAAGTTAAAAAATCCTTTGCCACTTCACCCACAAATCAACCAGCTTCTTCAATCTATCCACCTTCTTTTTATACTTCTTCCCTGAATAGTCTGATCTTATTGACGTGCGGTCAGAGGTTAATAATCTGCTTACCTCTGACCAGTTTATTAGGTTGTTCATTTAATATTTCTCCATTATTGTATTTATCATCCATTGCTTCATGCCAAATACAATCATATGGCCATGTTTATACTCTTGAAATGCAGATTTAGGAACCCAATGTAACATTCCTAAATATTGTATTTGTACCGCTTTTTCTGTTTCTTTCTCTACATCACAGAAAAAATTACCTTTCATATGAATACTACCGCTTGCTATGTGTTTTTGTAATTCTGTCATCTCTATAAGTTTTTGTTGTTTTGTATGCTGCAAATATAACACACTTGTGTATTACTTGCAAATATTTTACTATTTATTTTACACATTTGTGTTATTTAGATTTATTCCACATAAAAAAAGCGGCCACTCCGACTGGCCGCTAAAAACAAAACTTAATTCTAAGAAATAAACTAAAACTTACCATGAGACACAAAAAGAATAGTTCCTAGTGTCGGAATCGAACCGACGGCGTAAAATTGATTACATACAATGAACAAAAAATATATCAAAATTACCCTAAACCTAAAAATCTAACTAGGAATCGGCGAACGTTTTCACCTAATGCGGCCGGTCTTATTGTAGAAACGAAAATCAAACACTATTTATAAATGATTAATTGACCGGACTACAAAGATAGTTAATTTCTAACTACGTGCAATATTTAAATAAAATTAGAATTTATTTTTCTATATGATTCCTAATCGAGACATCAAACTACCATCTACATCTAAACGGCCAGACCACCATCCTAAGCTAAACCATCCACCATCTATTGTTCTAACAAACACAAGGTTTTCATTAACATCTTCAATTGTACCCTTAATAAAATAGTCAGTATCTGTATTGTAAAGCCAATCACAACATAATACCTCATCCTTCCAATTAGATTTAGTATTGTCATCTATATCTTCATACCTAATAACAGCTGTTATTTTAACCCTATGATGCCTATTTTGTCTTATCTTGCCATCATCAAAATAGTCGTATTCTTTATTTAATTCTGGTATCATAATTTTATATTTAATTTAACTATATGCAATATCGCATTAAAACGCGCCATGCACTTTTGTTAAAATTCAAATTTAATAATTTATAATCTTAGAATGAATTTAAATTACAACTCTATTCTCAATCCTCTTCTTCTCAAAAAATGCTATTTTATTTTCAATTATTATTTTCATATCCCTTTTACCTCTTTTCTCTATGGAATCGTACCACAATGTCAAATCTATTAATGTGGCTCTACCAGTTTCGTAGTGTCGCTTTATTTTAGCTTCTTTTATTCCCTTTTCCCGGTCTTTTTGAGTCTTCTTATCTCTATAACAAACCCTACAATTAGAAGTATAAACAAATATATATCCTTTCTTAGTTTTCCTTTTTGAAACATAGAAAAACTCATCAGTTTTAGGGAATGTATTTTTGCAACATGAGCATTTTTTTTCTTCTATTTCTTTCATATATTATTTTATTAATTTCAAAGCTTCTTTTAATCCTTCTTCTAGTGCTTCTTCGTATGTGTTGAAATTACTATAAGAGCAATTTAAATCTTCAGCATTGCAGCAAACTTCATCTTTATAATTATCATCAACTAAGCTAAAATAATACATTAAATCATAGATTTTTGCATCTTTATTACGGTAAGGCATTGGAGTAACTATTATATTATGCTCATATCTAATCCATTTTTGCAATAATGATTGTGTTGGTGCTGAATAATAACCTATAGCCCATTTATCAGAATTATAATCCTCATGAGTATCATTATCATCTTCCCTCCAAAACGCAGTATGTAGCCCGTATCTAGGATGATAATACCAAGGTGTTGGAATATTAAAATCTTTTTCTTTTGCCATTACAGCAACATCAAGTGATACTAATTGTTCTTTCATATTATTTCCTCCTAATTTTAAAATTGTTTATCGCTTTCGAATCCCGGTTGAATTCCGGGTAGGTTACTTTCGCTAATCCGATAAGTCTCAATCTCTCCTTCCATTATTTCCATTATGTCAAACTCGCCGGAATAGATTATTGATTTGCAGACATGAAGTAATGGGTAAGCTCTCCATTGATCACCAGCTCCGGCACCTCCTAATTGAACTTTCAAGTTTTTTAGCTTCCATTCCATTGCTGCTTTCATGATATCGCATAGATATTTAGGCCTTGTTTGCATCTTCCAGTACTTTTTATAGTCTGAAAAGAATTTTTCACAGGCTTGTTCTTCTATTGTTTTTTCCATTACCACATGCTTTTACCATTGTAAATAATCATTTTGCAAATAGATGTTACCCGATTATAAATGTGTTCGCCATATCTATCCTTAAACTGGCCGGCCGTTATATTTGAAGTAAAAAACAAAGGCCTATTGTTGTCTGCACAATAATCAACATACTCAGGGAACCTATCTATTTTACCGCGTTCTTTATCGAAAACCATATCTTCGCGTCCTACTTCATCAATCAAAAGTATTTTACCATAGTTTTTATTA